CTACTAATTTTGACATGTGAATCGCTCCATTCTTTTTTTATTTATTAACTAATTTGATTGATGAACATTCAGTTTTCATTAGAAACCGAAGATTTTTCCTAAGAAACCTACACCGTTTTCTACGATACCTACAATGCTTGTACCTAATTTAGCCCAATCGTGTGCTTGACCTGCTTGTACTGCGTTTGAAATTGCTTCTACTAATTTTGACATGTGAATCGCTCCATTCGTTATTATTATTTTTTAACTAAGTGATTGATGAACATTCAGTTTTTATTAGAATCCGAATAATTTACCTAATACGCTTACGCCATTTTCTACGATACCTACGATGCTTGTACCTAATTTACTCCAGTCATGTCCTTGACCTGCTTGTACTGTGTTTGCGATTGCTTCTGCTAATTTTTGCATTATAATCTCTCCATTTCTTTAATTTATATTTTTTGAAAATATTTAGTGATATATGAATAGTAAGGTTAAATTAGAAACCTAAGTATTTACCTAAAATGCTTACGCCGTTTTCTACGATACCTACGATGTTTGTACCTAATTTTGTCCAATCATGATTGATTCCTGCGTCTACTGTACCTCTAATTGCGTCGAATAATTTTTCCATGTTAATGATCTCCTTTGTGTTCTATATAGTAATTTATTTATTAAAAACCTAAGTATTTGCTTAGTAAACCTACACCGTTTTCTACGATACCTACAATGCTTGTACCTAACTTGCTCCAGTCACTGTTAATGCCTGCTGTTACTGTATCTTTAATTGAGTTGAATAAACCTTCCATTTTATACACTCCTTAGAAAGTTGTTGGTAAATTTATAAAACGATTACTAGGTTGTTGCTTTGTTTTTGTTTAGCTATCGTTTTGATACTTATACTATAAAGGGTATGTACAACTTATGGCATATTTTTTCTTAACTTGAAACTTTCACATCAAAACTGTTTCTTTTGTGTTTCAAATTAGACAGTTAGGGATGCAAATATGTATGCTTAATACATACAAGTTAGAAAGCGCTTACAAATAACTATTATCTTTTTTGTCTTGAAATTATTATTTGTCGACTTAATAGGAAAGTTTGAGAATTAAAAACAAGAGAGAATATGCATATAGAAGGAATTTAAAATTAAAATTATGAGGTTCAACTATTTAAATAAACAAAAAACTCCACAACCATATAGGTTGCGGAGTTTTATAGCGTCCTGGGAGGGATTTTTATAAATATAGAACTAGCTAGAAAAACGCTTATTTATCGCATTTATATCGCATTATCTTTCGAACAAAACTGAACTAAATAGAACTATTTTGACACGCGCTTGACACTTTCGACACAAAAAAACCGGGAATTTATCCCGGTTTTGTTTTATTCGAAATAACCAATTTGTTCTGCAATTTCTGTTAAACTTTCTTTACCTTTCAACACATCTTTAATGTAGCTTTCTGCATCTTCTTTATTTTCAAAGAATACACTTTCGATATAAGTTTCACCTTCTTGGTCAGTTTCTAACCATTTATCAATGAATAAATTCATATCTTCTTTTTCTAATTTATCGTTATAAGCTACTTCATAAGTTTTACTGATAGCAACCTCATATAATGTATTTTCTTTATACTCAACTTCTGAAAGTGTGGCAAATTCTACATTATATTCGTAGTCACCCTCAACATTGATAAAGTATTGACCTAAACCTTCAATCAATTCAACTTCTCCTAATACTACATCTTCAACCATTTTGTTTTGTAATTCGTTCATTTTCATTCTCTCCATTTCAAATTGATATAAAAGTTCAGCATTTTTTAATGATAAATTATCCAATGATCGTGACTTCGTTCTTATTCTATATATAGTGCTTTGCGTCACACCTGTTTGTTTTGCTATATGCAAACTACTTAATTCACTATCTAATAGATTTTGTATTATCTCTCTCATTTGAATACCACCCATAATATAGAAATTATTATTGCCCACGCTATTAAACCAGTTACAAATTCTTTTTTTGTAGATTTTCTAATATTTATTTTCATATATTTAAAATGAGGATTGTGTTATATTTTATATTGAAGAGGGGCGAACCCCCTCAATCATTTAGTACTCAAAAGCTAGTTCAATTTGTATAACTGCCAAATTTATTTTAATTGAACACTTGAAGCTTTTGGGTGCTTTTATTTTTATCCTCATTTCCTTACCTCCTAAATATATTATACTATGCATTATGGCATAACACAATACTTTTTATGCATTTTGTCATAATTATTTTTAGGCACAAAAAAAATAACCGTACCTATTAAGATACGGTTACTAGACGTCTATCAAATGAGTGGTCAGTTACTTACTGCTAAATGCAAGCAAGGCCTCCACTAAATCGGAATGGTTACCGAGAATGATTAAATTATAGCATAAAAAATAGGGACAAGCACTAAACTTGTCCCAATGAATAAAATGAAAATCGTGTTTTCTATTTTAGCATACTATTTTAAAATTCCCCATACTTGTTTCATTTTGTTTTTAGGTGGTTTTTTACCATTCCATGTTCCTACCGGCAAGTAAATTCTTTCCCCTTCAAAACTGTCATAACCTACCCATACATGTTTATCTTGTAACATAATTTCGTCATACTCAATTTTAGTGTTAGCTGGTAAATCACCTGCTTCGTTATTTCTCAATCTGAATGGGCCAACATAACGTGCTTGAATAGGTTGATTACCATTAATGAATGAGCCTTTTTGTGCTTTGTAGTAAGTGCCATATTTATTTTTCTTCCAACCAGTAGGCAATACTTCTTGTTTAGCGACTTCTTTTTTCACTTCTTGTTCAATATGTTTTTCAGTAACTTCTTCAGCGTTAGACGTATCTAACTTACCACCATTAGCATAAAACTTAATACGACTAATGAAATAATCGATTAACTTCAATTGGTTTCTTCTTGTGTAAGGTTGGCCTTTACCGATATGAATTTCCCATGATCTATGTGGACAAGATGTTTCAGAATACTCATTGTGTAAGTGTACTGTATCTCTGTTAATAGGTAAGTTGTAAGATAACATTACTTCAGCAGCAGTTTTTAATGTTGCTTCTTCATTTTTTAAGAATAATTTATCAGAAATACGTCCTGGATAGCTTTCACACACTTCAAATCCAATTAAATTGTTATTTGCCCAAAAGTTAGCACAGTGCCATTCAACAAAGTTAGTTGGATGATACCATAAACGCTCATTGCGATTAACATATACACTAGCAAAACCATTTACATGTGTACCGTTTTGTTCTCTTGCATATAACCATGGTAAATATTGACTTGGTGTCATACTACCGTAGTCGTTATGAATAACTACGCCTGCAATACTCGCTTTACGATTAGTAATTTTAGAACCATTAATATGAGATGAATAAATATCTTTCATTTTAACATTACTCCCTTTTTCTAGTTTTTGATTTAGTTTTGAAATATCGTATTTTTCAATAGGAATACCACTACATACTTCTGCCTTTTCATCTTTCAAGTTAGTACCTTTAGGACGTAACTGAAGATGTAAATGTGCGTTCATTGGATTATCGTAGTAGTTACTTGAACCTTGTAAGCCGATAATATCGCCTTGATTAACTTTGTCACCTTCACTATATTTAAGTGATTGTCTTTGTAAATGGCCATAAATCCAGTCATTTCCGTTAGCGTCTCTAATCTCGATTGTTCCACCAAAATTGCCATGCGTTTCAGAAGTGATAACTGTACCACTTGTAACTGCTGGAATATCGTTAGTAGAGTTATTGTATAAATCAAATGCTCTATGATAGCCACCACAGAACTCGTCATAGTTAATACCATTTTCAATATAGTTTCTAAATCCATAATCATTAGGATAATTGTCGTATCGACGTGGATCAGAACTAATTTTCCAACCTTTTTGTGTTAAATAATCAATTGCAGTTAACATTTAATCACTCCTATTTTAAATTATTATCTTTTAAAACTTTTTCTTGTTCTCGTGACTTCTTACGTAAGATGTATGAGTTTTTATACACACCATAAATACCGATTAAAAATGGGATAAATACCATTAAGAAGTTTATCCACGGTTGTACGTGGTCAGGATTTAAAAACTCTACTTCAATTCCACTCGCTTGTAATGCTAAATACAAAAGTGCAATCATCCCACCAAATTGAGAAATATATTGTTTGATTTTATCCGTTTCCATTTCTTCCACTCCTTATTCCAAATTAAAAAGCCGACCTAAAAAGGTCAGCTAAAAATTTATAATCTTAACAATCTATCGTAAACTACGTTAGAGATAGCAAAACCACCATTTTCATTTGGATGTACACCATCTTTATACATTAAGCCATTCGAATTTGTTGTGTTAAAATCGCCTAAATTTCTATATAAACTCACGTGTGCTATGTTTAATTCTTT